AAACACAGAACGTCTCTCAATCCGCTAATAATGATGCTAAGTTTGTAAAGAAATTTGATTAATTTTGTCTGGACATTATACAGTGATCCCCTTAGTGGTAATACTGTCCCCAGATAACTTTTCTTGAATTTCTTTACTTACGACCCAAACGCAAGTGAAATTTATTAGCTTTTGCCTTGAAAAGAGTGCAATTTAGATTGAGAATCCTTATCCTCTGTTTGATAGATGTCATTTTTCCGGGTGTCTATCATGGGTATAAGGTATACCGCGACTGGCTTAGAGCCCCATAACGCTCTTTCTTGAGACTTCATTCAATCTCTTGTGACCGACCTCCGAATGCTTGGACCGCTTAATTGAAACTTCCACCGCCCCGCGAAAGAGACTTGTTACCTCTTTCAAAGGAATGTTTGCCCCGATTTTCAAATTTGAATAAAATATGAAAATGTTTAACTCCAATGAACAATCCGCAAACCCGGAACAATTTAGTCGTACACTTAAACAAACACACACCTCCTTTCATCTTTCATCATGGTCTTTCGATACTGTCTTTCGAAATACCACTCATTATTTGTCTTTCCAAGAAGTTTTGGGACTTGAAGGTACTCCCTTCTCCCCGATTCCTATCTTGGGAAATTACATGTCTTCATCTGTTAATGTTTTAATGTATCCATCTCTTTGTTTCGATCTGCTCCGAAGCCGCGCATCGGTGAATTACAATAATCTCATGTATTATAGTAAATCCTCGATACGCTTGCCACAATCTCTCCTTGAATCTCATAACACTGTCAGTTTCCTTCTTTCGATTCTTCCCAGTGTTTTGTGTTCTGTTGATGTCATGGACTTTCTCCCCAGTTCGTTCATGGCTGATTCACCCCGCCACGAAATTTTCGCAATTGATCGTCTTCTCGCGAACCATCTCGACGATTTCTTTTATTTCACATTTTACGATTACTATGCTCCCATTTCCCTAGTTCTTTGGCAATTACGTGCTGATATGTTTAGATTCAACTTACCATTGGATTTAGATATCAGTTCGCTTTACCTATATGACTTAGAGAAAGAAGAGCATTGTGAGTGTGCTTGGCCCGATCATTTTGGACCATGTCGCACCCTTGATACGATTATTGAAATAGAAGAAGAAGTCGAGATAGAAGCCCAAGGTAACGTCATGTCATCTACCGACGCCGCCATGGGCAATGTAAAATACGCATTTGAACCCGAACATACTGAACATGTTCTCAGCTCTGTTAATAGCATAGTTGAGTCCTTCACCAAAGCGACCGAATCCCTCGATCGTTTTTCCAAGGCATCGGAAGGAATTAATCAATCTCATGGAGATATAGCTAGTGCTGCTCATAATATCGCTCATACAGCACAAAAGCTAGAATCTTCTGCTTCAGTAATTTCTTCCGTTGCTCCGTCTCTCGAATCTTCTCTGAAAGAACTCACCACTCTTTTGAAGAAGTTCAACTCACTCGCCTCCTCGAAGAAGACAACTTTCGGCTCCATAACCGATGGTTTGATCTACTTCGTCACCCAATATACCGTCTTTCAAGAACTTGAATCTCGCCATACGAAGATTGCCTTCTTCGTTGGTATTTTTCAACATTTTCTTCCTCTCACTGAGGCGGTTAAACTCATCCCCAAGTTGTATGATTTGGGACTTTTCCATAAAATCGACTCCGATTCAAGCCCGCAAGGAGAACCGGAAGTAACGGCTCAGGTCCTCACCACTGACCCTCTGATCCGCTCGCTTTCGGTAGTAGCCGCCACCGTCGTAGGTGCTCTCGCTTATGGAAACGCCCCATCTGAAGCAACTCTAGAATCCTGTTCTGAGCGTATCGCAAAGAACATTGGAAATTTTGGTAGAATTGGGCAAGGTATCGCCGGCTTCACTGTCATTTTTGAAGTCGTCGGCACTGCGCTCAAAACTGCTTATGAGTTTTTCCGCTATCGCATTTTGAAAGACCCCAATCAAGATTTCTTTGACGCCAAAGAATTTCAAGATTGGTGCCTTTCAGTCCAACATTTATCATCCCCCCAGTTCATAGACGCTGTATCATCATCCCGTTCAATTTATAATCGCATCGGTCATCTCGTTGATTATGAATCTCGTATCAGCCAAATGTTCATCCGTCATCCGGAAAGATGTAAGGGTCCCATTTATCAGCAATTCAAAGAGTCCTCCAAGCTCCTCTCAGTCTTGAATAAACTTCGGTTTCTTCAAGGCACGCGAGGAGGCTCTGCTCATAAACGTGAACCTTACGTCCTTCAACTCGCAGGTAAACCCAAAATCGGCAAATCTTTGCTGATTGCGCAAATCACCAACGCGTATGGAAAAGCCCGCGATCTTCCGGTTGACAATCGTGTCTTCCCTCGAAACATCTGTGATCCTTTCGTCTCCAAATATACCGGGCAACCGATATGGTCTGTAGACGACGCATTTCAATCAAATAAAGTCGACTCATGTATGGCTCTCGAACTCATCGCCATGAAATCACCTTTCCGATTCCCACTTGTTTGCGCGGGATTAGAAGATAAGGGCCGCGATTTCGTTTCAGAACTTGTTATCCTCACGGACAATAATCTCTACCCTGCGCATGAAAAACGTAGTGTACAGACTATTGAAGCTCTTTATCGTCGTCGTGACTCTCTTTGGGAAGTCTCCATCGACCCAAAGCTAATCCCGACTAAAGGATTGGATGCTCATTTAAGCGAGACGAAAGAAATTTTCACTGATCATTACGTTTTTCAACGATATCATTCCGTCTCTGAAAACGTAAAGATTGGAAAACCCTTAAAGTTTTCCGAATTTCTCGAGTCATTCTTAACTGAGTCTCTTATCTTTTATGGCAAACAATCCGATATTGCCACTGCTCTCGATCCGAAATGGGAGAACATCAACGCGGAAGTTAACCTCCGTGGTGATGAGCCCTCATATCTCTTCGATTTCTTCTCACGCCTTACCGAAACCATGCCGAAAATACCCGCCCAGGGGAAAGTCGACAATGGTCTCGATGAAATTATTGAAACCCTCGAACCCATTTTCACCTTCAATATTCGTGACCGCATCAAACGTAATCGTAAACGATCTGATCTTCCTCCTTGCAGAAAATGTCCAACTTTCACTGCAGGTTGTAAGAAGTGTGCCCGCGCCTGTGATATCGAATTTCTTTTCGAATTAGTCCGATCCCACGGTGCAGAAGCCAAACCAACGGCCGACGCTATCGCTGATTTTGCCGAGAATCATCCCGACATCAGATGCGAAGCGTGTGCATACTCCGAAGAACCAATCCCTCCCTGTGCATCTTGCAAGAATCTCCTTCGTCACCAAATGCAAGTTGCTCGGGGTCGCGAAATTTTTGTCGCGAAGTGGAGAACATTTCACATGTCCTCTTCGTGTCAAGAACTTCATTGCGATTATCATTCCGAACATCACAACCCAGAATGTAATGAGTGTCAC